AACGATTAAACTCATAAATGCGGCGGGCGGTTATTTGCTCCTCTGTATCTTGCGGAAGAAGACCATTACGAATGAGCCCTGGAAGATTTTGCAAGGTCAATCTCTTCTTCTTATCACAGGTTAGCCAAATATACTCTACCATAGCCTCATATCGAGGCATGAATGAATCAAATGCTCCGCCTTTAATAAGAGCTATCATAGCTTGCTTACCTGCATTGACCTTGTTCATAAAGTCAACGAGAGATACATATGGTCTGTTAGCTATGATTGTGGTGATAAGATCATCATTGATGTTCTGTAACCCCTTTAGGCCAAACAAGATCTGATTGTTCTCAACGTCTGGTTTAAACCCAAAGTTTGAGTGGTTGATATCAACGAGAGAGACTTTAATACCAGCATTACGAATTTCTCCGATAGCTTTAGCAAGCTTAGTATAATCAGTACTTACGCCTTCTCCTTCGTCAATCGCCCCTGTATTTACGATTAAGTATGCTGTATTCCAGTAAACAGGGTTGAAGTTGGTTGCAAGATAAAGAGTTTGCATACCAATAAAGGAATAAGCCAATGCATGAATGATAGAGAATGAATACCCCATTTGAGGACCTATACCATATGTCCACACATACTTTCCAAGGGCTTCTGAAGTTGCTTGCTGGTAAACTTTATCACGAAGCTCTGGAATTTTATTCATCTGTTTCTTACCTACGATCTTGCGGGCTGCATTCGCTTCAGCAAGCGTGAAGCCGCATATAGCCGGATCCCGCAATATCTGCATCATCTTTTTATACCCTCCCTTTCGGGATATTTCAAGGGAATAGACTATACCTTCTCAAATTTGAGTCCCTATTATAGTCGTTGAGCGTCCCTCTGTTCTAGAGGTTTCGTTGCGTCTGGTTGCCCAATCTCTAATAATTTTACCATACCTCGGTCGCTAACCTTGCCACATTATTATCCCTAATAATGTTTGGTTATTAGAGCTCTAAGGGTGTTCCCGCAATTTAAGGGATTTATAGAGAGCCGATGGGAATTAAAGTCTTAAAAGTTTCATATTTTCGCTTTAAGATAATTGGATAATTAGAATAAAACTCTTTGAATAAATAGATTAAGTTATCTTTACCTATACCAGTACCAATTTTTAATTCATATAAATTCTATGTAGCTTTAGGAATATTTTCTTTGTCTCTTGTTATAATCCATAAGGAGGATGGTGTTGGTAATAACTATTTTAACTAATCCCGTAGTTCTTCTATAAATGCATTACTGTTACTTAATATCTATATTCCAGGTGAATGAGAAGAAGTATTGATTGTTCCGTCACCATCAAAAATCCCTTTTATATACTAAAAAAGATTATCTTTAGTAGATAGAACTTCTTGTGGAATATGGGTTTGTATATGGCTTTTATGAGGAATAATTCCATAATTAGTAACAGATGTAGAAAAATTTGATTGAGCTAAACTTAATGCTGCACTTCTACCCTAATGTCCTATTGTAATTCTACTTTGTCTTACTCCGCAGAAATCACAAAAATGCTCAAGAATTTCTCTATCTTCAATTTTACATTCTAACATTAGACGAGGCCGTTCATCTGTAACACATCCATCTGCCATTAAATAGCCAAGCCAATAAGAAGCCTCTGGATCGATATTATCAAACACATGAATGGTTTTTAATACAGTTCTAAATACATCTGGCATATTATCATAAGCATTTACTTCTTGTAAGCGCTTTCTCAAAGTTTTTATACTTATACCTAATCTATTCGCTACCTAATCTAATGTAATTGTATTCTAATTATTTTCATTAAATAAGCGAAGTATAATATTATGGTAATCCTTTTGTGTCATATGGATCATTCCTTTCTACTATACTTTACTTTTAAGACAAGACAATTAAATAATTTTGCCCTGTTAACTCTCTTGAGACGGAGGTACTCCATAGCTAGGCAAGAAATATGGTTCTAATATTTTTTGTTCTTGCTTTGTTAAACCTTGTTCATCCATCTCTTTATACCATAAAGATATATTGTTTTTAAATCTTACATATTTATCTAAGGGGCTTTCTTGTCCGCGACCAGCGGTCATGAGTCTCATTAACCCATTAGCATCGCTCATTTCTCGCGGATTTTTTGGACGAATCTTTTTTGCCGCCTGACCACCTACGGCTGAGTCAAATTGGAAGCAGCCAAGGACGTCACCATTCGCAAGAGCATTCCACATTCTATCATCATCTTGAGGTAAAACTGCGGGATGAAGATATTTGTTATATACCTCTCTCAAAGACAAGTCTTTCTCTATCTGACCATCTTCCTGTAGCAGTTCAATAGTCTGAATGATGATATCTTGTACGCTAGTGAGAAGGAAATCATACTTAACTCCACCTGCGGCCTCCTGGTCATGGAGGTCCCACTGTGTGATTAAAGATCCTTTAGGAGTACGCATAACTGCGGCAGTCTCATATATGTCTTCGTCAAATAAGATAACACCAGATGCATGGCTTGATCTTTTATTTACAATGCCTTGAATGTGAGTAATGATATCAAGCAAACCAGGATATTGATTTACGGTAGATATGAAGCTTTGTACAGGCTTACGGCCTTTTTCAGCGTTTCCTCTAACTACGTCGTCGATAGGCCATAAAAAACCTCGCTCACTGGGGACAAGAGATGAGAGATATTGGGCCTCATCAACGTCTATTCCAGTTGGATACTCTTCGCTTCGATATCCTCGGCAAGCCGTAAGAATAGCGGACTTTGTACCTTCGGTTCCAAAGGTGCATACCTGGACTAATCCAAGTTCACCACGTTCCTTTCTTATCTCTTGGAAGATTTTTTGAATCTTACTAGGGGCTAAGTCGATATCTACGTCGCCTAACTCGGTACGCTCATCATTGAGATAGCGCCAGAAAGGAAGATCCCATTTGATAGGATCTAGCTGAGTAATACCAAGCAAATAGTGATTCAACGCTGCGCACGCAGAACCACGACCAGCGCCTACTGTACTACCGCATTCCCAAAATAGGTCAATATAGTGTTTGAGAGTATTAGGATAAGCAAACATACAAGTGTTTAGCTTTTCACCAATAACTCGTTTTACTCTAGCTTCTTCATTAAGCCGTGCAACATAGTCAAGATGATCGACCCATGGTCCAATCTTATCATTGAGAGCTTGCCAACATTCGTTGATCCAATATCTCTCCTGAATGTTATCAGAAAGGAAGAGTCTTTGTAATTCAGGATAGTTAGACATTTCATCAGCGTCAGGGTTATTTACTCCCCACCAAGATGACTTTGGATAATCAGTTACCTCAACTTCGGGAACACTCTGATTTCTCTCTAATGAATAGAACTCTATAGAATCTTTCATCTTGTTAGAGTTTTCAAAAATCCGATCTATGTCGTCGTCACTAAGCGAAGCCCGCAGGTGCTCTCTTACTTCATCGTCACTTTGAACATAAGTGAACTCATAGAAAGCATCAACTTCACGTTCTCCGCCCTTAGAGTTAAGATATGCTTTATGGACATATCTATCCTCTTTTTTCAAGTAATGTGCGTCACTACCTATGCAGATATCTATTTTAAATGATTCTGCGATCTTCTTTATCCTCTTGTTGACGATAATTTGATCTTCACTTTCTCCAGGGGCTACCTCAAGATAAAAGTCATTATCAAATACGGTCTTGCAGAAAATAAGGAAGTCATAAATCTGCTTACTATAGCGTTCTGCATTGACGGTATCTTCAAGCTTTTCGCATCTATCAAGGTTTAGAATAGAAGTTCCAAGCTCTCCACCAATACACGCAGTAGTACCAATAATATGACCTTTGTACCGATCCATAATATTCAATAGTTCTGATTTCAGAAGCGGTACTCGTTCTAGTCCTCTATCAAAATAGGAATTTAACCATGCGGTAGAGGACATCTCTCTGATTCCTTTTGCTCCAATAGCATCCTTGGCTATTAGAATAAAGTGATAGTATCTTTGTCCCATGTCACGGGAGTCTGTAAGATATATTTCATTGCCAAGGGCTACTCGAAAATCTGGATGTGATTCTCGAATCTCCTTGGCATATTTATTTACTTCGATCCAACTAGATACTGATTCATGGTCAGTAATCGCAATGCCAGACAGTCCTAATTCTATTGCCTGATCAATTAAGTCCTAAGGTTTGTTGATACAATCAAGGAGGCGCAAATTAGAGAACCAAGAATGCGAGTGATTATCAAAATGACCCATGCTATTTTACTCCTTAATTAGGTAGTTTTATTCCTTCCTTAATCATCCATCGCTTAAAGTCGTCCATTTCACAAAGTAGCTCAATACCATAAAGATCTTTATCTAGCCACTCTTTAGTTTTCCCTTTGACATACATTTCATAAGCAATGAATAGATAATCTCTTATTTTATCTATATCTATTTTCATTATAGCATATTCCTTTCAGAATGTCAACGTGTAAGGATTTTTCTAAGGTATTTAAGTGATCTCCGAAGGCTCTCTGGAGAAACCTAATCAGCAAGTTCACATAAATCATCAATCATATAATTAAGATATCTCCAATCAAGAGTATGATTTTCCATTTTCGCCTCAATTAACATTGAATAGCATTCTCGTTCTTCATCCATTTTCTTTCCCTCCGAAGTGTTCTGAAATGGCTTTGTTACTTTCATCGCACATCCATTTCACTAATTCTTCTCCTTTAAAA